GGGCCGCAGAAATACGACAGAGCTATTGAGAGCGGCAGCATGTCGCTCGAAGAGGCCGAGGCTTTCGCGGCACAGAAAGGAGGCAAGTAATGACAAACTTAGCGGCAAATGTTGATAGAGTTAGAAAGGATGACGGAATAGAAGCCTTTAAGGTGGCGGCCAGTTCGCGTCTGTATCAAGGCGCAATGGCTATGCAGGTAGTCGGGACCGGCTACGCAGTCAGGGCGGCTGATACCGCAAGCGGGCGTTTTATTGGTATCGTGGTCGAGGAAGCCAACGAGACCAGCGCAGTTGACGGCGGGGCGATTGTCCGATGTTACACGGAAGGGATATTCCCTATCACCCTGGCAAGCGCAGCTATTACCGACATTGGCAAAACGGTTTACGCTACGGACGACAACGTTGTGGCATTGACCTCAACCAATTTGGTAGTAGTCGGCACTGTTGTGGGCCTGGCTGGAACTAATCTGGCCTGGGTAAAAATATCACCCAATTTGACCGGGGTCGCGGTTCAAGCGCATGTTGCTAATTTGGCAGCTTTGACGGCATTGGCGATCACGGATTCAACCGGCGGGACCACGACTACGCCTGAGACTTTCGCGGCAATGACGAACCTGGACGCGCTGACAATTACGGGATTGGTAGCAACGCCAGACAATTCCTTGACCGAAATTACCTATAACGGTACATGGTCGCAGGGGCAAGCGGACACAATTGACAAAAATTTCAAAGAATTAGCTGATCAGGTCGTGACCCAGAAAGCCATGAATACGGTCATCATGAACACGGTTTCAAAGATCGCAGTTAGCTTGAATGAAATTGTAGTCGACCTGGCGGCCAACCGGACTAAAGTCAACGCGATTCTAACCCAGCTTGAAAACGCGCTGGTATCGGCAACATCTTAAGAGGAGGTGAAACATGGGAGACATCGTAAATTTAGCTATACGGAAAGCGGCGAACACATCATTTTTCAGCACATTCGGCGAAGCGGTAAAGGTACAGCCTTGGCGCAAAGGCGCGGGATATTTGGGCGGCAATGGGAAAGTGACTGAGTATTTTAACTGGCTCGGCGAAATGTCGGGAGTCAAGCGCTGGTTGGACGAAAGACAGATCCGGGCATTGCAGACTATGAGCCACCAGGCCACGGCTTTGCGGTGGGAAGATACCATCGGCATTGAAGTCAATGCCTTGAATGAGGATGGACCACTTATCAAGCAGAGAATCCCGGTCATGGCGCAAAAGTTTGCGCAGCATCCGAACAAAGTCTTTTTTGATTTTCTTAAGGCTGGGGATGGTATGCAGGCAGCCGGTGGCGCTAAAGCCACATATCCATACGCGGGTTGTTTTGACACTCAGACTTTTTTCAGCAACAGTCACCCGGTTTACTCTCCTGATATTGGAGTGGGAACCACAAACGACAACATCACTACCGGGACCGCGGTTGACACGGTCGCGCATATTCAGGCGGACTTTGACAGCGCTATCCAGGGTTTTTATAACCTGATTTTGAGGGACGGCACCCCGATATTTGACGACATACCCGAGCCGTTGATTGTCTATTGCGCGGCTGAAGACATTGCGTTATTCAGACAGGCGTTTTTGTTGCCGACCTATGTTGCGACAGCATTACCCAATCCCTATTACAACCGGGCTATAGTGATACCGGCTGCTCATCTGAACACGGACACGGCATTTTCATGCAATGACTATTCAAGCATCTATACGCAGGAAAGCTGGTTTGTGCAAATCCCCGGTATTGAAATGCCCCTGTTTATGTACGAGTCAAGCCCCATCGAATTGGTTTGGGATGAAAGCGACAAATTCATGAAAGATAAAGTTTATTACGGCGGGAAGGGCATGTACAACATGGTATTTGCTTACTGGCAAACCATGCAACGAGTTTATAACGCATAATCGTAGGAGGTACGAATGGGATTTAGAATCAAGTTGGCAGACCATTACGCCGACAAAAGGAAAAACGCTTCCAAGTGGATTGGGCCTTTTCGGGTTGACCGAACCTGGCGAGATGTTGTTGATACGGATGAGCTAAGAAAATCGGGCTATACGGTTAACCAGATAATTAAGGCTGCTCAAGCATTTGAAGGGTCGGTTTATTGGATTGACAGGGCAGCGACTTGCGGGGAAACCAAAAAAGTAGAACCGCCTGAAAAACAGGAGTTGATTACTACTGGCCGGGTGATCGAAGAGCCTATGGCCGAAGAACCAATTGCTGAAGCTGAACCGGAACCACCGGAGGAAAAACCTGAATACGACGAAGAACCGGAAGCCGAAAAGCCTGCCAAGAAAAAGGGCAAAGGCCGAAGGTAAACACAAATGGCATATTGCACGCAAGCCGATATTGAGAACGCAAAGGATTCAAAAATCTTAATGCAGATTGCCGGTACTGGCACTGCTATAACAGCGTCGCTCATTGTCGACGCGATAGCGGCAGCAGAGGCCGAGATTGACCAGGCGATATGCCGGTATTATACGGTGCCGTTTGTAGCAACGGTGCCTACGATTGTCAAGTATTGGACGGTGCAGCTGGCATTAAGTCGGCTGTACCGCCGTCATAACAGAGATAACGAAGCCGAAGTCAAGGAAGCCGATAAGATCAGGGAAATGCTACGGTTGATTGGCGAGGGGAAAATGAGTATCCCGGGGATTGCCAGGACCGCCCAGGTGTTTTTTACCAGCCCCTTTACCAGCACGCAATTTGATGAGGACACATTGGACAGTCCAGGAAATTTGACATCATTAATAACGGACGATGAAAGTTAAAATTGAGCATGACAGTATTACCCCTAAGATCAAAAAGCTAGGGGAACAGCTAAAAGAACCATTACTAAAAGCCATTGGCAATATCGCGCTTCGGGAGGTCATGGAAAATTTCAGATCACAGGGCCAGAACCTCGGCAAGCGTTGGGTGCCATTGGCTAAGTTAACCAGGGCATGGCGAAGAACGGGCGCGGGAAGTGGGAGCGATCAGGCATTATTGAATACCCCGAATTTGATGATGAGCATTAAACAGGTCTTGAGATTGCCAAACAAGGTTGATATTCAAAGCAATTACCGCAAGGGCGACGTTGATATTGCAGCGGTACAAAATTTCGGAGTTAAGCCCTATACGCCAAGCAAGGAACAAATAGCCTGGTTTCGTTACCGCGGAGTCTATTTGAAAAAGGATACAAAAATGCACATACCCGCGAGGCTATTCATGGCACTGTCAAAAGTTGGAATCACAGAAATTGCAGGGCTTCCCGCAAGAATGGTTAGGGACTTATGAGCCTTAAAACTGTATCAACTGGATTGAGGACTTATATAAACGCCAATTTCGTGCCATGCGAGGCGACCAGGTGCTATCTATTGCCGAGCGAGACCAGTTACTTGCTCATGTCCACGTATGCGACCCCGGGAGTCGGAATTGTTTATACTGGCGGTGATCCCGCACTGCAAAAAAATCAAATCGCATTCAACCGCTACCAGTTTGATATTTTTATCTGGCAAACTATCTGGAATGAAGAGGCGGTAATGGAGGGCATGGGGACTCAATTGGGCTTGCTGGAAATGCATGAGACCCTAGTTACTCTATTGGACGGCTACAAATTCGGCGACGTGGTTAGTATCACGGTAACAAAGTACTATGGCCCTAAAGATTACGCGGAGATTGGCACGGCTAATTTGTCCGCGAATATCGGCTTTCAGATAGAAGTTAGGGAGCAGATTTTCACATGAAAACATTAAACTGTATTACAAAATTACCATTTATAAACGTGATCGGGCATGGCAGATTTCAAGCCGGAGATGTCGGGGTTTTTCCTGACGATGTTGCCGACTGCCTTTTGCTTACGGATAATTGGGAATCCGATGAAATTGAAGTCAAGGTCACGTCAAAGGTCAGGAATGTTGGTTATAACAAAGTCACGGATACCACCGTGAAACATTTTAAGAGAGGCGCAAAATGAATGCAGATACCATTGATATTGGACGTAGGGCACAACTTTTCGTTAAAGCCGAAACTACACCGGGGACAGCGGTTTATCCCGCAGCTACGGATTATGTCTCCCTGGTGAATGGCGAGGCTGTTTTAAAGCAGCCAAGAATGTTTATTGAGGATAAGGAGCGGCGAGCGACGCTGTCAAAATTCCCTCCGTTTGCCGGGCCTTATGAGGTCGGCAGCTTTTCTTGCCCCGTCTTTATTAAACCTTCGGGGACAATAGCGGTAGTACCACAGGCCGCTTGCCTCCTGCGTGGATTGTTCGGCAAGCAAACCATTACCCCGGCGACATCGGTAGTTTATTCTATGGCCGCTCAGGACACCGCGATTGAAACATTCACCATTGTTTATACCAAGGGCTACAACACCTATTGGGCTTTTGGTAGCGTGGTGCAAAAGGGAACTTTCCCGGTTGAGGTCGGCAATAGTGATACGGCCCTGGGGCAAGGCACTTTTTCCGGCCAGTTTATGAGAATGAAAAAGGCGGGAACCACAAAAATAAACTTCGCCGCCGGTTATACTGTAGAAACCGCAGTAGTGGTCGACGATGCCACGGTTTTTCAATGCGAATCTAAGATTGAATTTCAGAAAGCAGATTTAAGCTGGCTGAATAATGCGGGCGCTGGGTATTTGGTCACAGGAGTCGTGGCTGCCACAAACACTGTGACTTTTACTCCGGCAATCAATGCGGCCATTGCTGATAATGCAGTGGTTAGGGGTTTTGTGCCGACCGCTACAGATAGCGGGTATCTGGTACACGGACGCTATGGCCTGGCGCAACAAAAGGTCGCGGCTGTCGATTATGTGGATATCGCAATTGCGAAAGCCCAGATCGAACTTGACAACGGGCGAAAGATTATTGCTGATGAAAAGACCAACACCGATTATTATTTGAGCCTAACCAATGGCGCTTTAAGATCGGCGGGAATCACCATCGAGCAAATTGTTGAAAGCGGCCACATGAAATATTTTTATCATGCCAATGCGCAGACTGTGTTTGGCCTAAAAATCCCGGTCGGCAATGTAGCGACCAAGCGGTATAGATTCGAGGCCGCGACTGTGAATTTCGCCGAGCCTGAAATGAGCGGGAATGAAGAGCTTAGAGACAACCGCAAGGGGACTTGTTACGGCTTAACCGCAGGAGACAACGAACTCACTTTAACATTCGATTAAAGCTTTATAAGGAGATATTTGACAATGAAAGGCACTGTTACATTTAACGAAGTCGATGGGGTTGAGTTTGAAATAGAACTCATACCCATGCGAGAAAAGAAAGAAATGCTTTTGTCTGCTATGGCAAAGCGGAAGTCCTGGAAAAAAAATGATAGCGACCTGGACCTTAATGAATTTACCCGGGCGCAGGTCATGCGTTCGGTGGTCGGCTGGACGGGCTTGAAAAACAAACACCTGTCGCAGATTTTAAGCGCAGAGCGGAAAGCCGATGGGCTTTGGGGATTTCAAGGGGAGCTATCTGCCGCAGGGAAATACTCCGCCAATCATGAAATTGAATACAGCGAGGATTTCAAAAAGACCATTGCTGAAAACTGCTCGATAAGGTTTGGAAATTTTGTCAGTTACGCCCAGGACTATCTTGAAGAGCAGCAGCAGAAGCAAATTGATGATGAACTAAAAAACTAACTGAAGTCATGGCGTACTGTCGTGATCATCCGGCAGTTAGCAATGACCAGTTGGCGATATACAAGGAGCAATTTGGAGATGGTCAGAGATTGGAAACGGGGCCGCTTCCCTTGCCTGGCAATAGCGATGCTTTGGAGGTTTGGGCGATGGTGAAAGATCAGTTGATTGTCAATGGAGATGCGATTGCAATCAGGCTAGAGGCCATAAAGGCGGTTTGTGAGATCATGGAATTTTGCGGCGAAAAGGCAATCGAGATCATTAAAAAAATCCAACACGTTAAAGGCGTTTTATATCCGGTGAGCAGGGAAAAGCATGGCTGAAGGCAATTTAAAATTTACGATTGAGATCGACGACAAGGGCAGCGCCACTATAAAAAATTTGGATGGCAGTATCGAGAAGCTAAAAAATACTACCGCGACCTCAACCGATGTTATGGGAAAAAGCGTGTCATCCCTTTGGCAACAGGTTGCCATTGGCTCGGCTGTCTGGGATATGGTTAAGGGCAGCATTAAGGGTTTTTATGTCGACGCGATCCGGGAGTTTGCCGACAGTCAAAAGGGCATTTTATTGCTTGGGAATGCGGTAAAAAATGCGGGTTCAGATTTTAGGCTTACTACCGGCGACCTGGTTGAGATGTCTGAAGCCTTGAAAAAAACCACCATGTTTACCGACGATGAGCTTATTGCAGCCGAGGGCTTAATGCTGAGATTCGATCATATTAGCTCGAAGACATTCCCGCGCATTATCGGCGCGACCACCGACCTTGCCACGGCTATGGGTATTGATTTACGGTCGGCAACAATGATGGTTGGTAAGGCTATGGAAAACCCATTGGAAGGTATGAACGCCCTGGCGCGCGCGGGAATCAAATTAAGTGATTCAGAGAAAGACCAAATCAAAGTATTAATGGAGCATAACCAAGGATTCGAGGCCCAGGACATCATCTTGAAAAAGATTGAGAAGCAAATGGGCGGGGCGAATGTCGAGGCTATGAAGGGATTATCCGGCGCCTTTAAAGAGGCCGGGGATTTTTGGGATGACTTCAAAAAGGAAGTCGGCAAAGGCTTTGGCGAGTTAATTATATTGGCCAGGGATTTTGCTAAGTCGCTTACGGGCGCGGAATCCAGCGCGGCAGCATCTCAAAGCGTGCTAGAGATTCAACAGGTTAAATTTTTGACGTTTATGGACAACATGCGAAAAGCCGGTCTAGGCGCAAGTGATGAGTATAAGAAGCTGGCCGAGGGTGTGAGGCAAATAAGCCTGGCAGCGGCCCAGGAACGGCAAGAAAATAAATTATTGGGTGCCCTGGGTGCAGCGCCGAGGTTTGACGCAGACACGAACGCGGCAAAAAAGTATTCTGACATGTTGCAAGGCGTTTCCCAAAGCGGCGGGGAAATGGCGAAGATGTTGAAAACTCAAACCGATGCGGCGTTAAAGACAAATGCGGCGTTGAAAGCCGGTGAAGTCCCTATTAAAAATTTTGGCGTAGCAAATGATGAGCTTGCCAAACAGATTAAAAAAGTAGCCGAAGAGGAAGCAAAGCAGGCCAAAGAAACTGAGGAGCTTTTTCAAAGGCTGGAAAAATTATCAGACCAGGGATTAAAACCAGCGGCCAAGAAATTTGATTTGCTCGCGGAATCCCTGGAAGCGGCCAATGCGGCCACGAAAGATTTCAAGCCGGAAATTATCGAATCCGTGGAAGCTATAAAAAAGCAACAGATTCAAACCGATGGCCAGTCCAAGGCAACAATGAACCTGGCCGACAAAATAACCATGATCAGCAATGCCTATAAATCATTTATGGGCTTGCTTGACGTGCTTGGAATAAAGAACGATGGCGTTATTGCTGGTATTGGCGAGACAATTTCAGGTGTTGCTACTTTTGCGACAAGCCTTAAAACCGGTGATATCGCTGGTATGATATCGGGAGCTACACAGGCCATTAGTGGTTTACTCAAAGTTTTTGCCAGCCACGGCGAAGAGCAAGCCATTACCCGGACATTCCAAAATGTCGGCGGGATCAGTGAAGAGCTTGCGAAGAAAATGAAGGAGTTGACTAAGGCCACGGGCGATGCGGTTAAATCCTCAATGATTCTCTTGGATGAGGCCATTCGGGAAGGTAATGTGACCGCCGATAATTTTGACCTTTGGGCCAGAAAACTCAGTGACATTATCAGCCAGGTCGACATGGGAAAAATGACAAAGGATGAGGCCGGTGGGGAGATTGGCGATGCTTTCACCGAATTGATGGCCAAGGCCAAGGAATTGGGGATTGCCTACAGCAAGGAAATGGTCAGCCTATTCGGCTATATGCGCGAGCATGGAATAAAAAGCAAAGAGGTCACGGAGTTTATTAATTCTGCACTTGCCGAAGGTTCTAAGGCTTTGCAGGATTATGCAAAAGACCAGGCCATTGGCGGTGAATATGCGGACGCTTTTTACGCGGCGTTCAAGTCTGAGGGAAAGTCGTTATTGGAAATCGCGGAATTGATGGGCGACACTTTACCCCAGGCGCAGCGAGATTTTGTCAAGGCGAATCGAACCACATTGCAGCAGGTATCTGCATTGCAAAAAATGATGCAATCCCTGGGCGCGACCGGGTATGCGACTGACAAAACATTTCAGCAGTTTGGAAGGGATACCAAGACCCTATATGACAATATGATCACAGGCGGGGCCACGGCTGAACAGGCACTGGACGCAATCACGCCGTTATTGATTGAGCAGTGCAGGCTTGCCAATGCCTACGGCTTCGCCATCAGTGCAGAGACTAAAGCTTGGCTTGAACAGCAAGGCATTGATTGGAGTAAGATTAAAGACCCGCAAACAGCAATGCTTGACGTGCAAAACCAAATGCTGGAAGTCCTGAAGTTAATTGCCAAAACATTCGGCGTTGACATTCCTGGCGCAATGGAGACTTTTGACGCGGCCACGCAAAGCGCTATTGATAACGCCAAGCGGGCGATTGATGATTACGGCTGGTCGGTCCAAAACTTGCCTATACCTAACTTTGGCGGTGCTGGCGCGGGAATGCCCGGCTTTGCTACCGGCAGCCCTGGCTGGATACCAATACCTCATAGCTTTCTGGTCGGCGAGCGAGGCCCGGAAATCATTCAGGCCAGCGGCGGTAAAATGAACGTCAGGCCGATAAGCGACGATACCCGGCCACGTACCCAAAACAATATCACCATCCACATTACCGGCTCAAGGAACGACGCCCATTATATTGCTGAGCAGGTCAGGACAGCCCTTAAGGATAATCTCAATGCTGATCTAAAAGTCCAGATAAGGAAGGCTGCTAATGTCTAATGGCGCATTTCTTTACACTTCCGCGACTACCGGAATTATACCGACATGCACGGGCAGCGATTCGGGATATGCGATTGGCAGTATATATGACGGCAACCCTAGCACGGTACATAAATATACTGCGGCTTCACAAACTTATGTTTGGGATGCCGGAGCGGGGGTTACAATTTCGCCATTAGTAATTTCAATCCATAATCATAATTTATTGGCTACGGCAACTGTCCATGTTGAATTTAGTGCAAATGGCTCGGACTGGTCGGACGCAATGGCTACGGCCGCTTTAATTCTGGGTATTGATTTTTACTGGTTTTTTACGACTTTATCCGCAAAGCGTTATTGGCGTGTCATTATTACCCCGGCAGCCTCTTATGCAATCACTATCGGAGAGATATGCCTTTGGTCAAATTATCACTTGCTTGTCCGTAATTACAATTGGGGATATGAGGAAATAAACGTATTGTATGCGCAGCAAAACAATTTTTGGGGACAAAATGTCAGGTCGAAAATCAGTCAAGGCATTGGATATAATCTAAGTTTTGACAACGTGACGGCGGCTGATAAGGCGATTTTGGCGACCATTGCCAAAGAAACGGCGGTTGTTTTTATTCCCGACCAGGCCGTTAATCAATGCTATCACGGCATGATTCAGGGAGACGGTCTGAAATCAAAAGTTAGTTATAGCGGGTATTCATTCCAAATGACCTTTCTCGAAAACTGTAAGCGGGTATAATCAATGCCCGCCTATTGTGACATCAATCTGTATGCTGGTTGGCGAACCTATGGCTATGTCGCGGAAACTGCCAATGCTGTTTACGAAGGTTTGCAGGCCGTCAGCGAAATTTCGTATGCTATGGATACGCAAACAAGAACCGTGGAAAACCCCTGCTTTTCGGTGACATTCGATAATGTGAAAACAAATTTGGGCTCAAATTTAGTCGGCCCAAATCCCTGGTTTGTTGGCGCTGTTGTTAGGGTACATTGGGGAGAGACTTTCGCCAGCAGGCAATGTTTGGCCGTGGGCGTTATCCGCAGAATTGTCCGAAGCGGAACCGAGACTTTTACTTTTGAATGTGATCGCAGTTTTTTGAAAATGGATGAGGAGCGGGGAAAGCAAATAACAAAAACTGATTTCGCCAGCGCATGTGATGATGCCGTGGGGCAATTTATGGCTTTTCCTTGCCATGGGCGCATGTCAGAAAATACAGCACTTCAAAAAACAGAAAATAATACCGGGCAAGTCAAATGCTGGCGAGTTGATACCAATATTTTTTTGGTTGGCGTTATGGGATCGGGTTCAAAACTTTTGGAGCTTGCGCACGATAAGGATTTTGTTGATATTACCGCGACTTCCACGCTGGGAACCGGTGTATATAATAGTGTCACCTATGACATAATCACCCATACGTCCACCGATTCATATATTTTCGCGGCGGTAAAAAGCACCGCCAGCCTGGCTTTCGCCATTCGCTACAATTCTACCAGTAGTTGGTTTTTCGATAATCTTGACGGTAGTCCTTACTCGGCATGGATTGCCAGATTTGCGGCTATGGGATATTCCGATTACAATATTTCTATATTCAATCAGCAAAGCCAGGCCAATTTAGATTTTATAACACAGCTCGCCTTGACTTTTGACTTATGGAATTGCCCCATGATTGATGGGGTCGCTGGGCATGAAAACTATTTTCTGCACTTGGCTAAAAATGAATTCATGCTTACTGGCGACTATACGCCGGACCTGACCCTTAATTATTCCCAGGTTGCAAATTATGAGCAATGGGTTGATTTTGACAATGTTTTCGTTTTAATGCAGCGCTGTTACTGGTATATGTTTCGCAATAATTTTTTCAACCGGCTTCCAATAGATGTGGTTTTACCTTCTGATTGGGCTGTGGCTCAGGGCAGTTGCGATTTGAGATATGTTTATGATGATCAGATCGCCTATAAACTGGCAATGCGGCATTTATTTTTTAACAACAAGCAAAAATACTATTGCAGTTTTGACGTGCCGCTCACTGTTGGTTATCTAAGTAGGGTGGGAAAATTAATCAAGCTCAATTACCCGCTAGGATTTTTTGCTAACACCGATCGAATATTGCAGGTCATGAGGATGACCTATTCGCCAAATGGCGCAACCGTAAATTTTGAATGCCTGGACTATTCGTTTATTGTTTCTGAAATGAAAGACATTAAACTTTTGATCCAAAGCAACACGACGGATAATAATACAACTTTTTATGACTTCTCGCCCACCGGAGAACATGCAATAACGCCTGTCAGTAATGTGATACACGACACAGCGGCCACAAAGTATGGATCAACTTCAATTTATTTTCCTGGTTATGTCAATCCAGTAATGAGTTATCTTTCAACTCCTGCTTCGGCAGATTGGGAAATTTTTTTGCAGACAAATGCCACCGTTTCATTTTGGGTTAAATTTGCAGTAGCAACTGGAATGCAGATGATAGTCTTTGACTATGCGAACTCAACAAATTGGTGGCAAATAGAAAGACTCACAAATGATAAAATCAGATTTTGTGGAAGAAATACAGCGGGATATTTTTTGGTGCTTGATTCCGGGACTACAATTGCGGATACTAATTGGCATCATGTAGCATGCGTGAAGGTGGGCGCACTTCATGGGATTTACATAGATGGAGTGCAGGTCGCGTATGTGAGTATGGCCTCATCTATCACAATAGCTGGGACTTTATACATAGGTCATCATCCTGCGGCGGTCACAGTGGATTTGAATGGATGGTTGGATGAAATCATGTTCAGTCACGACAACCTTTACGGCGTGAATCCAAATGTGGGATTAACGGATGTATTCTTTCCGCCAAATCAAAAACTTACCTGGGAGGGATAATAAATGCCAAAGTATGAAAAACAGAAAATTGTTATATCGACAAAAGAGGCGGTCGACATTGTCATTGATACCCGGCTCAAGCTCGCGCATTTTGAATACATTGACCCGGCGACCGGCCAGTTAAAGACGACTCGAAATATCAGGATCAAATTTATTCTTGCGAAATTCACCAATGGCCAGCGAAAAGCCATTGATGATTTTTTGCGGGAAATCATGGCAGTCGGTTTTGGCAATGGCTGTAAACTTAGTGATATTCCTGCAAATCCTTTTGATTCTGAGGACCCGGACCCGATAGTGCCGGACCCGGACCCGATACCGTAAAAATAAATAGGAGGCAACATGGCAAATACAATAACAACAAAAACCCTGGAACTGGTTTCCGGGACGACTTACAGGATTAGAAATCTGGTACATGCTTCGGGGATTATTTATCTTATAAGATATGTAAAGGGCAATTCGACCAGTATTGTTTTGAGCTTCGCTGAGAGCTACGGAATCACCGGCATTGACAAAAACACCAGGTATCAAGTAGTGGAGCCAGATACGAACAAATGGTTAACACCCAGCACGAAAAACATCAACGCCAGCGGAGATTATGAAATCCCTATTACGATCAGCAAGAGAACGCAATACAGCTATATAACAATAACGTTTAATTCGGGAACGACCGGAGCGGTCACAATTGACGCTGCCGACGATATTTTTTAGGCCCGGCAATGCGTGACAAAATACTTGTAGGCTATTCGATGATCACGCCCTATGCCTGGCAGGGCGACCCATTTGATACCTGTGATGGGATTACCCATGTTTTTGATTTTGAGAAGTTCAGGGAATATGCCAGGCAGATTGCTAATACCGGGATTAATTTCTGGGGGCTTATTCCCTGGGGCGTTTGGTGTCAATGGCTATATGATCGGTATGGGATTTACGGAGTTTTCCAACCCTATGAAATCCTTGGTGGCCGTTTTGACCTATCGAACTGGAATAAATACTACTGGCCGACCATAAGAAAAATTGTTGAAATCCTGAATGACTTTGGAATAACAGTAAGATTTGAATTGTATGATAGTTGTCAATTCCATGGTCCATACCGCCTGTATAGTCCGTGGTTTAAAAATTGTCAGGATTTTTTCGTGCCTTCCTTTGGGGAGCAAATGCCGGTCGAGGGATACCCTTATGTTGCCGCCTTTGTCAATAAAGCCCTAGACGAACTCTCCGGGCTGGACGTTATGTTTGGTCTTGGTAACGAGATGATGGACACTGAGCTTGCTATAAATTGTATTATGCCAATCATTCGGGACCATGGCATAAATCCGGCGCGCATGTGGTATGGCGCGGTAATGGCAGGCGGCAAATACGATCCGGTTGCCGGGAAATTTGCATTGCCTGCCTGGGACGCGCAGGGAATAATTAAGGGCAGGATTGAGCAGGTTTACGCGGGGACCCAATGGGCTGGCGAATCTATGGCATCGGCTAAATGCGCGTATATACGCCCGGTTCATGGAGCCTTGGCAAAGCCAACGGTTGAGGAATCAAGATACGGTTTTACCTACGGTTTGGCCGTTCACCAGGCTTTGATTTTCTGGGCCGGAAATATCAATATGAGGTTTTCGCTAGAGGATGACGGCACGGGCGACGGAGACGGCATCCTGGATACCGACGGTAACCGCACAAGACCTTCGGCTGACCAATGGTTTAAAGCCATTCGGTTTTGCCTTTCATGGATTCGAGACCAGGAAGCTTTAGCCGGTCAGCCCTTAACTCATACGCCCATCGGCCCAAAAATAACTTTCAATCATTTACCTAAAAATATTGACTTAGCTGTCCAGCTTTCGGTTTGCCAAGCAATGTGCAAAGCGGTGGAGGAATATTTTAACGAACCCCTTTATAACCGGGATAGATACCCCGCACCATTTATACCAGACGATCCCGAGGAACCCGAAGAACCATTGCCGCCAAAATTGGTAGAGGTAATTAAAGACCATAATGCTTTATGGCATTTAATTAGAGGCGATTTTAAACGGTTTTGGCGACATGTCAGAGGCAAAGGGCATGATCACAACAATTTTATCGGTGAACCTACCGAATGGATAATTATAGAGAGGAAATCATGACGCAACAAACGAGGTTCAAAATTACCTTGCTTTTTGGTATTTTTGCACTTATTCTTGCGACTTTATTGCTGATTTTTAAGCAAATTTCGGCTGAAATTTGGAAAGATTTTTGCATTTTTTTTGATCTTCCTGTATTATTTGCTTTCATCGGTAGTAAGACGGCTGATAATATTATGAGGGCAAAAATTAAAGCGCAGGGTGGAAATAATGCCGGTTGACATGACGGCAATTACCTTAGCCACCATTATTAGTGGCACGCTTGCCGGAATCATGATAAAAATTACCAGTAATAGGTTGCCAAAATGGGCTGATGAAAAAATTAAAAAGCTTGAAATTTTGCATTCCATACCGTTGGATACTTGCGAAAAGGATAAAAGGCGATCCGAGCAAAACATAGAGCGGCTTGTTTTGCACGAAGAAAAATTAAATGATAGTTTAAACGTTTTTATTCGAGAATCTTTGGTTCAGGACGATTATTTTAAGACTATCATTGAGCAACATGGTTGCGCAATTCCTAAATTACAATACAGATTGGAGCACTTAGAATCAAAAATTTCAACCTCAATCAATACAATTAGCCTTGACATTGGGGAAATCAAGGGAAAATTAAAAATAAATCGCAGGAGCAACAAGCATGATTGATTTTTTTGTTAAGCTGAAACGGGTAAAAATTTGGGTCTGGTTTTTAGTTGCTGGCGGTATTTTTTTATCCGGTCTTTATTTTGACAATTGCCGATTTTCGCGGCTGGAATCTCAGGAACTAAAAAAAGCGAAAACAGATTTTAAAAATCTACAAAAAACATCTATCGCCATTATAAAGCAAGCCGAGGCAGAGCAGAAAGCGAGAGATGTAATGATTATGGCAGGGCAGCAGGAGATCGACCGTTTAAAGCAATCCTATGCAATCCTAGCTAAAGATACAGATCAAATAAAGACTTTTACTGCCAAAGAATTAAAAAAATTAAACCTGGATAAAAATCAACTGCTTTCCGAGCATGAGAAAAAGGACAATTTTATTGATAACCTAAAAAGTGAACTCAGCTTACAAATTGAACTTTCTATCCAGGCCGAACAACTCGCGGAATCGTGGAAGCAAAAATTTTTGTTGAAACTAAAAAGCGAAAGCGAATGGATTGAACTTTATAATAAATGTTTAGAATTAAATCAAAAATTATCGAAATATAAGCAGAAAAAGCAATTTTTTGCCGTGGTCCTTGGCACTGGATTGTCAAATAACGGTTTTCAACCAATACAATTGACGTTTGGGTTGAAAGTGTTATGACCGTGCCTTGGTACCAAAGCGTAGAAATTGACGGGCTTATCTATCATGGCACCAGTGATACCCCCGAAATGGCAAAGCGGCTGATTGGTTTAGGGCGGTTAGATGGGCTGGACGTTTTAGACGTTGGCGCTTCGGAAGGTTATTTTATTTTTGACTCATTATCCAGAGGCGCTCGCAGTGTGACAGCCATTGACATTGACGTTGAAAAGCGGAATAAATTTGAGCAATTGTGCCAGGGAAAACATATAGCTGATTACCAGATAAAATCAGTTTATGATATTAGCGGAAACTTTGACGTTGTGTTTTTTCTCGGCGTTATTTATCACCTGGAACACCCGCTAATGGCTATTCAAAAAATTCATTCAGTTTGCCGGCCCGGTGCCACGGTTTATGTCGAAAGTTTTGTAATTGATGATCTGATCCACGGCATAAAGGATTTGCCGGTGGCTTATTACATGCAGAACACTCCAATTAATAATGCTTGGGGATACGGAGACACTACGAATTATTGGGCGCCGACCACAATTTTGCTACAAAAAATGTTTGTCGAAAACAATTTTGAAATCATAGATTGTCGAAATTATCATGACCGATCGGTTATGGTATGCAGGAGGCCATAGCATGACTTATCCATTACCCCCCATTGAATTAAGGCGAATTATTGGGCCTATTGATGACGATTCTTTTATTAATCATAGCGGGGATTTTATTTACAAATTTAGAGACCTGGAATATGATGAACGTTATATTTTTAATCGAGTGTTTGACTTTGGATGCGGTTGCGGCAGGAATGCCAAACGATTGCTAGAACAATTCCACGTGCCATCGCATTATGTTGGAATTGATATAAATCCGGTCTTAATTAATTGGGCGAAATATAACCTTAAGGCCCCCAATTTTAATTTTTATCACAATCCCGTGGAGACAAAAAGATCAAAAGCGGCTATCAAGAAATTTGGAACCGGCTTTACTGTCTGTCTAGCGCATTCCGTTTTCACCCATCTATATGAGGATCAGGCGAAATTTTATCTCGAAGAAATGCGAGACATGCTTGCTCCTGATGGGCTGATATTTTCCACATGGTTTTTATTTTACCGCCCGGACTTCCCGGTTTTAGCTGATTATCAACATTGTGTCTATGTTAACGAGATTGACCCTATCCAGGCGATTTATTATGACCGCGCTTTTCTGCAAAAAATGTTTGTCGAAATTGGATATAAAATCGTGTCATATACTCCTACATTTATCAGAGGCTTTCAGAACGAAATAATTCTAGCTCGGAGGGAAAGCGAATATGCGGAAATTAATATTTAGCGCCGGGACAGAAAGTTATATCCCATTCATACGAGTTTTAGCTCGGTCATTCCTTAACTATCATCCAGACTTCGACTATTATTATTTTTGTCTCGATCCAGTAAGTAGTAAAAAATATCCCAATGAATGTTTCAAAATTTTGCCGGTGACTGACTTAAATATCCCGGAAATATACTCTTTTTTGATGCGGTATGAAATAGTGGAGGCCGCTACGGGAGTTAAACCATACTGCTTTGATTATTTATTCAACGTGCTTGGAGCGGATCGGGTTTTATTTTTTGACGCCGATATTAAAGTTTTCGCCCGGTTAACTGAATGCCTGGAAATGCTTGAAAAAAATGAGGTAGTATTGACTCCACATATTACCGACCCCTTGCCGGAGGACGGCCTTGGAATGTCGAACCAGGTAATTTCAATTGCGGGTACTTATAACATGGGATTCGGAGCTATGGCAAAGGGGCAATCATCCCAAAAGGTAATTAATTTTTGGAAATCCATGTTATACAAATATTGCTATCAAGACCCGAAAAATGGACTTGTAGTCGATCAAAAATGGATGGAATTTTGCCCTTCTCTGATAGGCGAAAAATGCGGGATACTACGGGACCAGAGATATAATGTCGCTTACTGGAATCTGCACGAACGCGGTTTAAAAGATGTGATTTTTTATCATTTTTCTGGCATAAATCTTTTGGATTTATTCCCGGTGAGCAAATATCAAAACCGATGGACGCTTGGAAATCTACCGCTCGAATTTACAAGGCTATTTGAAAATTACCGTCACGAGATATTTGAGGCAGGCTATCATGATTTTATGCGGCTGAAATATACCTGGAATTATTTTGATAATGGTGATCCGGTTACGCCTGCTATACGCCGGGCATATCGAAGAATATGGGAAGCAGAAGGAGAGAAATTTGGGAATCCATTCAAAACAAACATTTTATGATTGGCTTAAATCCACGCGAAATACCGTTTTAACAAATGAGCAATTTGCGACTGCTGAAAACCAGGGAAAATCGGATATAAAAACCGGGCAGGAATTGCTTGAAATTATTGGCCAAAAAAACGATTATTTTCAGACAAAAACTGGATTTAATATCTATGGATATTTGGGTGGAAACTTTGGCCTTGCAAATGTCGGGAAAGATATTTCATCGGCCTTTAAAATTGGTAAAATAGCTCAGTCAAAAAATGATCTTGATAATATTTTTGACTCCTCATTTTTAAGTCAAACCAAAAATAAACATATCGCGAATCTATATTGCTGTAATGCGGATAAAATAAAATATCATTTATCGCAATTGGATTTACGGGAATATCTGCTAAAATATCAAATAGGGGTATGGTTTTGGGAGCTGGAACAATTGCCGGAATATTTCAGCGAATCCTTTAAGAAAATGAATGAAATTTGGGTTTTTTCTCAATTTTGCCGGGATGCCATAACTATGAAATCACCTATACCAGTTATTGAGATGCCGTATCCGTTTTTCCCTCTGAGTGAAAATATTAATCCGATTAAGCATGATAAATATACGTTTTTGGCTATCTTCGACTATAACAGTGACTTCGTAAGAAAAAATATAATGACCACAATAAAAGTGTTTCGGGCCGCTTTCCCTAACAGAGAAAACGTGAAATTGATATTAAAAACATTGTCGGCGAAATCACGGCCCCTAGCAGAAAAACTTGTCAACGAAACCATAGCGGGAGACGATAGCATTGAGTTGATTGACGACTGTTTATCAGTAGCTGATATGACAATACTTTGGCGCTCAGTTGATTGTTATGTCAGCTTGCATCATTCAGAGGGCCTTGGCAAAAATATAATGGACGCTATATGGTTCGAAAAGCCGACTATTTGCACGGGGTATAGTGGTAACATGACATTTCAGCGCCAAAGTGACCACGGCATTGTGTCCTATCGCATGGTGTCATCCCGAAATGGCAGTTTTCCCGAATATCATGTTTCCGGCGGCAGATGGGCGGAACCTGATTTTTATCAAGCGGTTGACCTAATGCACCAAACGGAATACGGATTGCTGGAAAAGACACGCAAGGCAATAAAATCCCGAATGCTGAAACAATTTTCGATTGAAAAATTTTGCCAGGCGGCAAAAATGAGGCTTAGTTTAATTGATAGGGACAAAATATTACAACGGGATATCCAAGCGATTTTTGCCCCGAGAAAAGTAAATGAAAATATCATAAAAGATAAAAATAATATCTTGCTTTTTTACACTACGCGGAAATGGAAATTAAAGCGGATCATCGAAAATATTATGACTATTAATCCAGATGCGAAAATAACAATATTTGGAAGGTCAGATCAGGAATTAAAACGGCTGGTAGGAAATTACCTCCTATATCCCGAAAAAGGATTTTATCTACTGGAAAAAATACCATGGGTTATCCTGACCGAGTTAAAACAACAATATGATATTATTCTAATCCCGTTTTTTAATGACAATTTTACGGCGTATGCCAATATTTTTGAAATCCTGAGAGATATACAAACAGATAATATTTACGGAATAAATGGAATAAATGACATTTTCGACTTAAAAACTCAATTAATTTAGCTTTTCAGAGTTGATAATACCATTGTCAGACATAATGTAATAACAATTTGAAAAGGTATTGACTTTTCATTCTGACTGAATTGTAATATAGGCAGGTAAAAAGGAGAAAAACATGAAAACAATGAATGAACAAACAAGAAAGAGATTGTTTAAATCACAAAATATCCGTCTTAATTGATTATTGGACATTTAAACGTGATATGGAAAAAAAAGCAACAAAGCCCGATGAGTTTTTGCTTGGATATTATTGTGGGACTTGCGATACCTATTTACACGTAAAAAAACTAAAGCAAATATTATTAGCTTGAGAATAAATAAGGAGAAAATAAAATGAGCATTGTAAAGACTCAAATGGTGGGACGCCGGAGATTAAGCGTCAATGAGAAAACCGTACAATTGACAATCAAGGTGTCCAGGTTACAACGGGAACAATGGAAAGCCCGCGCGAAAGCCGCGGGAATAAGTTTATCTGAGATGATACGATCAAAAGTTAACAATTATGATGAGGAGGTTTAAAAATGATGCAACAAAACGAACCAAAAAAATTGCTTAATATCCATGAAGCAGACGGCTTACAGGCGTTTGAAAATCTGACCGAGCAGGTTATTTGTGATTTTAATTTACAAGAAATGACAATGCGTGAAGCGACTTTGTTTAGTCAAATTTGTGTTTCGATGACCGAACTAAAAAAATTGCTTGTTTTGGACAAAGCTAAAACTGAGGCAACAAAATTTATGGCGGTGATGCAATGACAAACCAAGTCGAACACTTTGAGCAGCCTGGAATGTTGATATCCGGCGGGCAGATACGGCCTCGGTCATTAGCTGAAATTAAGGAAATGGACAAGTTTAGACGGGCACTTGTCGGTACTATGGACAAAGGCGACTATACAGACGCGAACGGATCGCCCACCGGCGCGGATTATGGCTCTATCCCAGGCGTGAAATTAATTGTTTTCAAGGAAGCAATCCAGAAAATTGAGAGTGCTTTTGGGCTTGGCACTGGAAATCCATTACTTGAAAAAGAGGAAATGCTGATTATTGCCGGGGAAAACAGGATCACTCACTGGCGGATCACGGCGAAAGTGCCTATTGTCAACCTTGATACCGGCGGTATTGTGGCGGTCGGCATAGGCACTTGCGCTACTGCCGAAAGCAAATATCGCTTTAGGGGAACTGAGCGTAAATGCCCGAAATGCGGAAAGGAAACGATTATTAAAGGCAAGTCGGAGTTTGGAGGCGGCTGGTTATGCTTCACAAAAAAAGGTGGATGCGGAATTAAGTTTAAGGACGGCGACCCGGAAATTGAGGGCCAGGAGTTTGGTAAGACTGAAAATTTAAACCCTATCGATGTGCTTGACACCTGTATTGCAATGGCGGTCAAAAGAGCTACGGGCCGAGCGGTGTTAAACGTTACTGGTATGAGTAAATATTTTCGTTTGCCCGAAGAGATTGAGGACGAAGGCCACAATTTTTACAACGGAAACACCGAGCAGGAACCGGCGAAGCCCAAGAAAAATTATAAAAAAATGACCGAGGATTTGAAAAAACCAAAAGAAGCACCCGAAGAAAACGGAAAATCTAACCCAGAGGCTACCAATACTGACCGGTTAAAACTGCTAGAAAAAGGCACAAAGATTTTTGGCACGGCGGCAAAATTTATTGAGTTTTTGGACAAAGAATCTGAAGGTAAAATTCAAAGTCTTGAAAATCTGGAAACAAAAGTGCAATGCTCACAATTTTGGAAATTGATGGATCAGTTTGTAGAAAAGCCGGAATCAAAGGAACCGCTACAATATAAATAATGGTTTTGGAATTTAATCCGGTGGGGCATGAATACCGGGCGGACGGGGTTAAAATCCCGTCCGTTACTCAGATAGTAAGTGCAATCTATGGCGCGTTTCCCAGCATCGACCCCGAGCCAGCCGACCGGGGAACCTATATTCACGAACTTTGCTTTGAATATTTACGAACCGGGTCTTATGAAACCGATGACACTGAGTGTTTACGATATTTACAGGCGTTTATGAAATGGGTGTGTGAAAGAGAAATCTTATTGCCTGCACATGGATTGATAGGAAAACGAACATTATACACAGGCTATGCAGGTACTCCCGACATTGTAGGGGATTCGACGATAATTGATATTAAAACCGGGATAGAACAACCACAACGTGACCACATGCAATTGATTGGCTACCAGGCTGGTAATAAAAAAATTCTAACTGAAAATCTCTACCTCCGCTCCAATGGAACCTATGAGATTAAGCGCCGGAAATATAATGCCCGGCTATGGCGAATTTTCCAGGCCCAGGTCATGATACTAAATTTCACCGGGCGTTATTAAGGAGGATAAATGCCAAAGAAGTATTTTTGCGACAAATGCGAAAAAGAAACAGGCCATATGGAATTTGAAACAAATACTCAACTATTTGTTTATATAGGTTTAAGCGGTACTAAGATTGAAAGGCGGACTGAATCCGGAAAATATGAATATTTGTGTAAACAATGCTGCCAAAATATTGAAAACAAAATTAATCAGGCATGGCCTATTCTTGAGGCCATTTTTAAAACATTTAAGGAGTAAAAAAAATGTCATTGGAATTAAATATCAGGTGTACCGGTTGTAGAAAGCAACTGGCAGAAGGTGACGAAATCTTTTGCGAGAGATGTAATGAAGATCAGGAAAAACAAATTAAAGAATTGACTCAGGAATTACATAAAGCTATTTGTGAAATTGTTGATTTAAAAAACGAAATATCAAGGTGGGAAAAAGGAGACAAAGATGTCAAATGAAAATTTAGAATTAAGAATCAAAGAAAAAATCGGCGAGATAAAAATTGCCGATGTAAACGCACTGGAAATTAAGAGCCAGGGGGATATGACCCTAGCCCAGGATTATATCGACCAAAACAAGGCCGTGCTTGCGATAATCGACCAGGAATTAAAACCGGCTATCGCCCAGGCGTATGACCTGCACAAGACGCTCAAGGCACAGCAAAATAAATGGCGATTGCCTTTTGAGTCGAACATCCAGGTAGTGGAATCCAAGAGAAATACCTATTACCTAGAGCAGAAACGAATCGAACGCGAGACACAAGAGAAGGCAGAAGCTGAAGCCCGGAGAGAAGAAGCGCGGCAAAGAGAATTGTTGCTTTCCAGGGCCGCTAAGGCCGAGGAAAAGGGGAAAACTGAAAAGGCCGAGGAACTACTCGAACAGGCGCAGCAAGTTTTCATCCCAGTAAATATTACACCCATAACCGAAAAACGGATTGAATCTGAAAGCGGAAAAACAACCATGATCCCGGAACTAAAAATTGCCGTCATAGATGGTCGAAAGGTTTTGCGCGCCGTCTTAGATGGTACCCTGCCTATGAATTGTATCGAAATCGACTACCAGGGAATTAAAAGAGCGATCAAAGCTAACCTCCCGGCAGACTTCCTTGAAAAAGACATCCCCGCTCAATATCGGAATATTGGACTAGACTATCAGGTTACTTTTAGCTCGCGGACCACGAAAAACAGAATTGAATAAATATGCAAGGGGCGGGATAAATACCCGCCCTTTTTAAAAAAAAAAAATAATAATAACAAATGCTTTACAATCCATTTTCGATGCTATATGGTAAAGATGCGATGATACGACAAAATGAGACAACAATTTGACGAAATAAAAGGGCTTGCCCTGGACTTTTGGGCCTCTCGGCCCTGTGTCATCGCACAGGGCAAGTCCTGTTTTTATAGGAGGATAAATGGAAAAACAAATTAAATTTATAATGCGAGGAATTTCAATTTCTATTAATCAAGACAATGAAATTGTATTAAGTCAACCAAGTGGTATTCAGATTACCGAATTGTCAGAAAGTATCATATTTTTAAGCCGCGATCAAATACCGACAATAATTAAATGGCTAAGTGAGATAATAAACGTTACCCCAAACGTTTATAAAGGTAATGTCACAGAGTTGTCACAGTGACGTAAGGATAAATAATAATGGCTATCTATCGAAAAATTTATCCCAGAATTTGGCAATCATTAAATGGTTTAAATGCTATCGAAAAACTTATTGCTCTTTATATTCTATCGGGACCGCAAACAAATAGGATCGGGCTTTATCAATTTTCCATTGGCCGATCTATGGAGGATTTAGAAACGTTACCCCAAACGTTACCCCAAACGTTTATTAAATGTTTCAGGAACGTTATAAAACACCTTGATTGGCTGTATGATGAAAAATTCCGAGTGGTTTATATACCGACCTGGTGGAAATGGAATCCACCGGATAATAAAAATGTTTTAATAGGCAATTTAAAAGACATAGACGAATTGCCGAACACACCATTATTATCTATATTCTTGAGTAATAAAAAATATTTAGAAAGTAACCTTAAGGAAACGTTACCCCAAACGTTACCCCAAACGTTACCCCAAACCGTCGCCGAAACAGAAACAGAAACAGAAACAGAAACAGAAACAGAAGAGAATACTGTTTCATGTGAGCTTAAAGTAAAAAAAATAAAAACTAAAATTCAGGAAGCAAAGAAAAAATGCGAAAAAGAATTTCAAGAAAATTTAGAATTGTTTAAAATAAAATACCCTGGTATTGATTATCCGGAAGAACTAAGAAAAATGTTGCTTTGGATTGAAGAAAACATAAGCAAAAGTATAAAAAAAACATCATGGAATCTATTCCAATCCAATTGGCTATCGAGAGTAAAGCCAGTCTACATGCAGCCCAACAAAAATAATAATCGTTATTCAGTCGACCCCTCAGAGAGGAACCAGCCTAAAACAGAAAAACCCTTCCATCTACAAGTCATCGAATCAGGCAATACCAGGGATGACCTTGACCCAAACGCCAAGATTATGTTTGATAAAAGCATGAATTTATATCAAGATGAGGTAAAATCATGAATTTCAATCATTTTAGCCAAGTCAGTAAATACCGAAACAAGAAAGAAACACTTGACGGCCACGTTTTTGACTCAAAAAAAGAGGGCAGCGTTTACCTGGAATTAAAAGCGGCCTTAGCGCGAGGTGAAATTAAAAAACTCGAACTACAAAAACGCTTTGAACTCATACCGAATCAGACCGAAATAATCACAGTTACAAACAAAAAAGGGAAAACCATTGAAAAAGAAAAGGTGATCGAAAGGGCTATTGATTACATTGCAGATTTTGTCATTGAATACCCAGACGGCGAGGTATCCGTTATTGACTGCAAAGGAATGCGCCTGACCGATTATCGCATGAAGCGCAAATTAATGCGCTATTTTCACGGGATCAAAATTAAGGAAGTTTAGTTTGAATAAAAATCACTACAATCAACAGGATTTAACGATCGACCAGCTACGTGATAGATACCACTATACTGCCAGTTTAAATAAAGCCTTGCCTAATCCAAGAGAATCCAGGGGGTTTAAATACCAAAAATAATAACCATGATCGAAAGAAGTCAACCAATAAAGCCACAAAAAAGGCATCCGCTGCAATGCTTTGAAATCAATTGCCAGGATGATTATATTAAAGTACTGGCCGTTGTCGAGAGTTTTATATTAGAGGGGCAGCATTTTCAACTTTGCAGTTTTAGCGAGCCGCCCAGGGTCGAAATAGAATTATTTAAAAAAATCATCCCGAACGGGTCAATTAATAAACGAACCAATACGAAAAGCTTTCACCAAACCCTTAAAAACAAGCAGCTCGCCAAGGAAATCGCGGCGAAACTAAGCCGGGAGGTCAGAGAATGGAATATCTAAAGGCTTTGGCAATTGCTGAAGAAATAAAAAGTCAAATGGCTCCATTTTGCGAGCGGATAGAAATTGCCGGGAGTATCAGAAGGCAATGCCCGTTTTGTAATGACATTGAAATCGTAGCAATTAGAAAGTCTGCTTATTTGTTGGAACTATCCGATTTAATCGGACAATGGAAAAAAATAAAAGGGGAAGTCTCGGGGAAATATACTGCCAGGCTTCACCCGACCGGAATGCAAATTGATATTTTCTTTGCTACTCCTAAAAATTGGGGCAGTATATTTTTAATCCGCACTGGCTCAGCAGACTTTTCAAAAAGAATAGCGCAGGCATGGTCGAAGAAGGGTTATTATTCTAACGGAGGAGTTTTATACAGAAAGCAAATTTCTTGCGAAGGGGCCGAACTCGGCGACCCTGTTTATATCCGCGAAGAAAAAGACCTTTTCGACTTGCTAAAAATCACCTGGGTCGAACCAGAATTGAGGGTTTAGAGGGAGCCAATGACAGCAAAATGGGATTTTAACGCGTTTCGCATAGACGATCACCCGACAGACACCAATTGTTTCACATGCGGGCTGCCATTCAACATGGCGATAACGGGGCAGCCAATATCACATACATGCACGGTGAACTATACCAAGATCCAATTATGTGACAAATGCTTCCCGGAGGTTGATTTTAAATTGCAGAAAGCTTTGCAGCAAGCTATTTTAGATATCGAATTTATTATGGAGGCTAAATGCGAGGAATAAAAGTTAAGATTATTGACGGGCAATTGGATTTTAATGACCAATGCCCTTTTGAACAATGTGATTTGATGTATATTTCCGATTATCGAAAAATTATAGCCGAAAAAGACAAAATTATTGAGGAATTAATATTTTCTCTTGGATCATTTATTGACAATGATAAATGTGAACTTGATCACCATGGGGAATGCCAAATGCATGGTAGTTTTAGCAATGGTGGCTGTATCATGTTATTTGCAAGAGCAATCTTAAGAAAAGCACGGGAGGCCGAATGATCCATCTATTAATCGGCTTTTGCTTTGGCTTTTGCCTGGCTTGCTTTATTCTGGCAATCATTATCTGGAAAGCCGGAAAGGTGATGATTGTCCGCCGGGATAATGTCAAAATTTTCAATGTCGATCATTGGGAAAAGGTGATTTAGGAGGAAAAACATGATTGTTAATTGGTGTGGAAGCATAAAATACGGTTGGACATGCCCGAAATGTGGCTGTTCTTATGCACCCTGGGTGAGTAAGTGCTTCTCGGAAACATGCAAAGAGAAAATCGAATCCTTGGAAAAAGATAAAGAGGTAAAAAAATGAATGCCGAAGTCATCCAAGAACCCGGCCAGCAAATTTTTAAAAGCCGCTTTAAATGCCCGCGATGCGGAATCACCGGCATATTAAGAACGTATGTCAAACCGCCCGAAGAGGAAACATTGATATTATGCCCGCCATGCACTAAGAAGCTGAGAAACAAAAAGCCGAAATCAAAATTGCCTAAAAAGACGAGGTGAAAAAATGAAAAAGGCAATGAAAGTAATTTATAACTGCAATGTTCATGTTTGCGAAAACAAAAAATGTAATTTTCAATTTGAAATCGCATGGATTAAACCTGAGGATGAAGAATATTCCTTCATCTGTGATGGGGAATCATGGGATTACAATCCCAAATTTTGCCCTAGCTGCGGCAAAAAGTTTGAGGTGAAAAATGTCTGAATTATCACAAAAAATCTTAGAGGTCGCTATCGAGGAAATAGAGGCCGGGGCCGGGGAAATCGGGGAAAATAATGCCGGGCCATGGGTTGAAAAATACCTGAATGGGATCGTGGAATCTCCCGCAAATTGGTGTTGTGGCTTCATTTGCTGGTGTATTAATGAGGCTTTCGGCATCCTAAGAAATTATGCAAAATTAAACGTTTTAGAGAAATGGCCCTGGATACCAGAATATACATTGTCAGCCCGAAATCTCTTCAGACAATTTGTTGCCATAAATGCAATAAGGGAAGGTGATGAAATTCCCGAACCCGGCGACCTCATTTTTTTCTGGCGGGAATCCCCGGCAAGCTGGCTCGGGCATGTGGGGATTGTTGAGAAAGTCAATGGCTTTGAATTGTTAACCATCCAAGGCAATACCGGGAATTTCCCAAGTAAAGTCAAAAGAATTAAATACCAAAATTGGAAAACAATAAAAACCCTTTTGGGGTTTGGGAGGCTTTAATGGTGAAAATTGATTGCGAATGGAGTCAAGATGAGTATGACGACTTCGAAAGCGGTGCTTGGAACGCCGATTGCGGAGAGACTTTTTATATCTGTGAAGGAACGCCCGCAGAAAACGGAATTAAGTTTTGTTGTTTTTGCGGGAAACCGCTTAAACAAAAAATATACAAGGAGGATATTGAATGAAAACATTTTTCGTTACCAAAAAAAAACTGTATCAAAATTGCCCGCTTAAAATGAAAAAAAATCCCGTGGATAAGGACGGCAAACAGATACTTTCATTGCCATCCGGTTGCGGCCCGTGTGGGAATGCCAGTTGGAATTTATTTTCAATGGGCTTTGAATGTGTTTTTTCCGGACCGTATTAAGGAATTTCCGCAATGAGACTTAATTGGCAGCCTATCGTTTTTATTTTATGGATCATTTTTTTAATGATCGTTTGTATAATTATGATTTTTCACTGTATAAAATCTTAGGAGGTAAAGCAATGGTTAACGGGGAGTATGGAAAAATTTATGATGAAATTGGAATAGCAACATTTAAAGCTCAGATCGAGGGGCGCGAAGAACTACCGATAAAAGTTGAGGACGCTATTAAGCTTTTTGCCTTCATCGAGTCGCTTAAATCACAAATAACCGAATAAAACAGGAGGTAAAGTAATGCAGCAAATGATCCAAAATATCAAACCCGATGTGTATTATTCCAGGTTTGAAATTCAGACCGTCTTGAAAGTCAGTCCTGATACAATCTACCGGTGGATTACCCAGGGCCTGATTATCAGAAAATTTGTGGCAAACGAGGTCAGAAAATTTAAAATGAAACTGCCCGCATTTAAAGCCGGAGCAGACTACCGAGTTTTGGGAGCAGACCTTCAGGAGTTTATTAAAAAAAAAACTGAAAATTAATTTTTCCTATGCAAACAGACGCAAACCTCCGTAGATAGCCCGTCGCTTTTCATTATTTTCGAGATTATTATAAAGCAGGAGGTCATCAATGCCAGTAACAAAAGTTAAAGGCGGATTTAAAATATTTTCAAAAACTGGAAAAGCCCTGTCAAAAAAGCCCCTGACTAAAGCCAAAGCCAAGCGTCAACTTCGAGCGGTTAAAATGAGCCAAGGTGAAAGAAAGTAATGAAAATCGAATATCTGCCAATCAATCAAGTAAAACTAAATCCCGATAATCCCCGACAGATTACCAAAGCAAAAATGGCTCTATTGGTAAAATCTTTGCAGGACTGCCCTTCGCTATTCGATGCCCGGCCATTGCTTATTTCAACGCGCACCGGTGAAAATATCATCATCGGCGGTAATATGCGCTACCGGGCAGCTAAACAATTGAAATACGAGAAAGCCCCTTGTATCATACTCCAAGAACTTACCGAGGCCCAGGAAAAGGAAATCGCCATTAAAGACAATGGCTCATGGGGTGAATGGGATTATGATATTCTAGCGAATGAATGGTCAGACTTGCCATTGAATGATTGGGGTATCGACCTGCCAAAGGATTTTATTACGGAACCAGAATCGGAGGCAGATGCCGAACCACAGATTGACCGAGCAGCGGAATTACAACAAAAATGGAATGTCCAAATAGGGCAATTGTGGCGGCTGGGAAAACACCGCTTGGTTTGCGGTGATTCAACAGAGAAGACTGCGGTCGACAAACTGTTTAACGGGCAGGTCCCTTTCATTATGGTCACTGACCCGCCCTATGGCGTTCAGTATGATCCTGAATGGAGAAAAAAACTTGACCACTTCCACAAACACTCTCTTGGCAAGGTACTCAACGACGACCGGTTTGACTGGAGCGCTGCCTGGAAACTTTTTGAAGGAGATGTGCTCTATGTATGGCATGCAGGCAAGTATGTTTCTAAAGTGGCCGAAAGCATTGAATTGTGTGATTATGAAATAAGAAGTCAGATTATTTGGAAAAAGCAGCACTTCGTTTTCAGCCGGGGCGATTACCACTGGCACCATGAGCCTTGCTGGTACGCCGTCCGAAAAGGCAAGAAATCAAAATGGAACGGCGACCGGACCCAAAGCACAATCTGGGAAATAGCCAACAGCAACCCTTTTGGCAATGGCCGGCAGCCTGAAGAAAAGACAAGCCACAGCACCGAAAAACCAGTTGAATGCATGGCCAGGCCAATTCGAAACCATGGCAATGAAAACGACATCGTTTACGATCCGTTCCTCGGCAGCGGTACAACCGTCATCGCCTGCGAACAACTGGGCCGCACCTGCTATGCCGTCGAAATCTCTCCCGAATATGTCGCGGTGTCTATCCAACGATGGGTTGATATCACCGGGAAGGAGCCTAAACTATTATGAAATGGCCTGTTTTTATAGCCAAATTTATCGCATTTATCCATCGCAAAAATATAATCAATTCAAGAACAGCGGGGAAAATATTGAACTGGTTGGGATGGACATGGGCATGGAGACAAGGTGAAAAGCCCAAATAAATCACACCCAGGCAAGTCAACTTTTGCCGAAGCTGAAAAACGCAGACAAATTGTTTTTGAAATGTATTGTCATGATGAAAGCTATAGTGGCATAGTGAGATATTGCGCTGAAAACTGGGGTATAAAGGCCAGACAGACTCAAGAGTATATTTCGCAGGCAAAAAAGAAACTTGAAAAAGAGGCTTTGCCAAAATATGAGGAAGAACTCAAAAAGGCTTTGATCAGGAGGCAACGGCTCAAGCGCAAGGCGGAACAGGCGGGCGACCTGAGGCTTGTGCTGGATATTGAAAAGGATGAGGGGAAACTACGAGGCCTATACATTGAACGAATCGACCATACCACAAAGGGCGAGAGCATGAAGAACATTACGGTTGAGGTATGCGGTAAGGAATCGCCATTATTGAAAGCCTTACAGGACGAAACGAACCCAAAAAACGATGAACCAAAAAATTAAGACCGGGCCAGTATTTCAGGCAACACGAATCGCCATTGATGATCCTAAAACCAGGATCATCGTACACCAGGGCGGGACCAGGTCCGGGAAAACCTATAACATCGTACTCTTTTTGATTTTGTTTGCCCTTGCGCGAAAGATTGAAATCTCAATTGTATCCGAAACCCTACCCCACCTAAAGCGCGGAGCTATGAAAGACTTCCTTGAGATCATGGCTAATAATAATTTCTATGACGAAAAGAGCCACAACAAAACAGACAACGTTTACCGCTTCGGGAATAGTTCAACTATTGAATTTTTCAGCGCAGACAATAGCCAAAAGGTCACGGGAGCCAGCCGTGATCTGCTTTTCATCAATGAATGTAACCAGGTAAAAAAATCAGTATGGCAACAATTGCTTTGGCGGACGCGCTGGAAGGTCGCTATTGATTATAACCCCGCCGATGAGTGGCACTGGATTTATGAGGACATTTTGACCAGGGATGACCATAAATTTTATCGCTCAACCTTTTTGGACAACTTGGAATTTTTGCCCGAAGCCCAGGTGCGAGAAATCCTCAGGCTGAAAGAGCAAGACCCGAATATGTGGCGGATATATGGCGAGGGCTTAATAGGGATAAAGCAGGAACGCATATTCCCTAACTTCCAGATCATCAATGAATGGCCGGATCGTTTCCAGGAAGTCATTTATGGCCTGGACTTCGGTTACAATCACCCCACAGTCTTGACCGAAAACGGGATTCAGGGAGACAAGCTTTATATCAGAGATTTGATCTATGAATCCGGCCTTACCAATAGCCAATTAATCGAAAAGCTGAAAGCATTAAACCTTTCAAGAAACAAATACATCTTTGCCGATAGCTCGGAACCCGCTCGAATCAAAGAAATTTTTCAGGCGGGATTCAATATTCACGAGGCCAAAAAAGGCCAGGGCAGCATTAAAAAAAGCATTGACGACATGCTCCGATACAGCTTGCATATATACAAGGAATCGCCGAACGTGATCAAAGAATACCGGGCTTACTCTTGGAAGGTCGATAAGAACGGGCAAAAATTGGATGAGCCGGTTGAGTTTATGGATGACGCTATTGCCGCGACCAGGTATGCAGTACATAGCTACCCAAGGTCTACGGGCCAGGCGCACGCCGTCAAAAGAGTAGTCGAATTACAAGGAGGACAACAACTATGGTAAACCAAATAAAACCAGGGAGCAGGCCGGAACTCGGTGAAGTCCGGGCAGCACAGGGAAAAGACCTTTGGTTAGGCTATAATAGCTTCGGTCAGCAGGTCAATTACAACACTTTTTTCTCAGGAACCCGGCAGTATGACTTGGCCGCACAGACCAAAGAAATGGACGATTCAGACCCGAGGCTGTATGGCTTGACTCAGACCCGAAAACTCTCAATCCTTTCATTAAAGCGCGAGATAGTCGGCGACGGCCCGGAAGCTGATTTTGTACGCGAAACTCTGGCAGGCATACCGAATTTCCACATGTCTTTTTATGGGATTCTTAGCTGTATTCAATGCGGGTATTCAGTGACCGAATTGATATGGGCCGTGGTTAATGGCCGCTTTGTTATTGCCGATATGAAGGCCAGATACCCCGACCGCTTCACTTTCTCAAGGCCTGATTGGGAACTTCGATTGAAAACCACCAGCAATATGATTGACGGAGAGCCGGTGCATCCCGACAAGTTTAAGGTCTTGACCTTCATGGAGGAGTACGGCGACCGCTGGGGACAGCCGCTTTACCAGAAAATTTACTGGTACTGGTACTTAAAGAAGGCCGCTCAAAAGTTTTACAATATTTATGTAGAACGATTCGCCGGGCCATTGCTGACTATAAGCGGGGAAATGAGCGCAGAAGAAAAGGTAATTGTTGACGCTTTCCTGGCCGAAGTCAAAGCGCATACCGGATGTAGGCTACCGAAAGATTGCGTGCCTACCATTATTGAAGCCAGCCAAAACGGTGCGGCGACATACGAGAGCTTCATGGATTACCTTGACCGCGGTATGGCGATTGCAATCTTAGGGCAATCCACCAGGGTTGATAATCGAACCGTAGGCAGCTATGCCAGCGACGCCATAGCCGACATTGTTACCCGGGGCGACATCCTGGGCTTTGATATTCTGATGTGCGAAAACTTCTTTAACGACCAGATCATTAAGCCCCTGGTCGATTATAACTTTGCGAATGTCAAAGAATATCCTAAATGGCGAATTACCAAGGGCCGGATTTTAGATCTGAACCTAGCAGCCCAGATCATTGAAAAGCTGATCGTCCTAGGCTTACCTGTGACCAAATCTTATATCTATGAGACCTTCGGCATACCCATTCCACAGGATGACGGCGACATATTGATTTACAATAAGCCCCAAGCCTTGCCTTTTGGCGGTCAGCAATTCAGCGAGCAAGCCAAGGGGATCATGTCGGCGGTTATCGCGCAAAACTTCATTAAAGAAATCGAAAAGCTATAAAATGGAACGCCTAACCCCTTACGATTGGGAGCCTATCGAAACCAGGGCTTTGCTCGCGGCTAAGTTTCTGTATGGTCGCCAGGCGGTTCAATGGAAAAAAGAACTGCTCCAAACCAAGTCGCTGAAATCATTTGTTAATCTATCGCCTCTTGATAAACGCATAGGGAAGCTTTTTGAAAAGGCAATTACGGTCATGTATCTCAGAGGCCGCGAATCGGTTAAGGATGAAATCAACCGGCAGTTGACTATGAATTTTGATGACCCTTCAAAAAAGCTCATCCTTGGCTATGACGACATTATCCGAATGTTATTGAAAAAGAAAATCATTAGTCCCCAGGCGTTCAAAGACGCTTCGGCTGAGATCAAATCAATTACCTTCAGTGTCCAAAAGATTGAGAGAATAACCGTGTTAAAAAAGATCAGGGCTTCGATTGAAAAAGCGATCGCTGACGGTCAATTGCTTTCAGATTGGCGAGGCGACCTAAATGATATTTTTAAGGCTACTGGAATCACGCCGCTGGACCCCTGGCATGTCGAAACTGTTTTTAGGACCAATATGGCATCGGTCTTTAATATCTCGCGCCTAGAGGCTGGATTTGATGATGATAATACGGTTGCCTTTCAGTATTTCGGCATTGCTGATAGTAGGCAGTCAGAAATTTGCCAGGAACTTGACGGCTTAATCTATGCTAAGGATGATCCTATATGGTTTCAAATAACGCCTCCTAACCATTATAATTGCCGGTCAACCCTTATCCCCCTATCTGATTTCTACATGGAGGCCAAGGGGCTTGAATATGCCAACCGACTAAAACCCGGCATCCTGGAAAAAATTGATGAGGACTTTGCTAGCTCGCCGGTCAGCTTAACCGAATATAGCTCAATGGTTGGCGATAAATTGGCCGAGGATCAGGCTGAAATTTAACCCGGCTAAAATTTTTCCTATGTAAATCGGCATAAATACCAGCAAACAGCCTCTTACACTTTCGCTTTCACTGGTTTATTTTGAGCATGGAGTCAAAACGATGCAAAAAGTAAGTCAGTTTTTTACCGATTCAGACCTAGGCTCAATCACAATATCAGGCGAGATAGCGCGGGTACATCCTGAACTTCCCTTGACCGCATTGCAAGAGATTGCTACCACCTATAACCCCGAACTCGCAGAAGCTCCGGTAAGAATCACACACGACGGCGTACCTTCATCCTGGGCCGCTTTTGGCTGGGTGAAAAAATTATGGCTGGCAGGCGAGAAGCTTATGGCTGATATGACCCTGCATAATTCCTTGGTTAATCTCATCAAAGAGGGAATGGTTAAAAAGAGGAGCGTGGGGATCAGAAAAGATTTCCAGGGAACCGGGAAGCCATATCTAGATCATTTGGCTTTTGAGGGTTGCAATTTGCCTAAGATCAAGGGTATGCCCGACCTTGCGTTTATTGACGACCAAAAGGACTGCCAAAAATTTACCACCGATGTTGAATTTATGCTGGCTGTCCAAGATTCAACACAAAAATTAAAAAAGGAGGTTGCGGAAATGGCAACTTACACAGAAGAACAACTTAATGACCTGATAAACGCCGCCGTTCAGAAGGCAAGAGCCGAATGGGAAAGCCAAATTGCTGACAAGCAAAAGACTTTTGCCGAAGAGAAAGCGGCAATGGAAACTCAAATCAAGTCATTCGTATCAAAAATCGAAGCCAATGAAAAGGCGCTCAAGGAATTCGCGGAAAAAACCCATCTGATTGAAGCCACGGCGAAAGTCGACAAGCTGATAGCGGAGGGAAAACTTATGCCGGCCGTAAAGGATGACACGATTAAAAACCTTTGCGAGGCCCGGAAATTCAGCGAGCCGCTTTTCAACGGCATGGTGAAAACATTGGAAGCCAGCCCGGTTCTCATTCAATTCGGAGAGGATTCGCGGGCGGTGGGAGCAGGCAAAGGGCCGCAGAAATACGACAGAGCTATTGAGAGCGGCAGCATGTCGCTCGAAGAGGCCGAGGCTTTCGCGGCACAGAAAGGAGGCAAGTAATGACAAACTTAGCGGCAAATGTTGATAGAGTTAGAAA